ACCTCAATTTTGAATTCATTTTGTTCGTATGTCTGTGTGGTGATATTATGGTTGTTTCATTATGAAGAAAATGACCTCAAATATTTGGCATTAAAAGTTCATGGTGATGATAATATATTTACTGTTTCACCAAGATTTCCTAAGTTTAATTTGGAGTATTTGTCGGCAGGTTTCATGCATTGGTTTGGAATGTGTTTTACAACAGCTGATAAGAAACCCCACATGTTACCGTACTTACTTGAAAATCCTGATTTTTTGTCAAGAACATGGATGACACATGAAACAGGTTACCAGGTACATGCATTGAATTTGTCTTCTATTTGTAGCATGTTGACTTATGTCAGAAAATCTGAATATACTACTCTGGAAGAATCATATCAACAAAATATTGACGCTGCTAGTATGGAATTAGTTTATCATGGAAAGGAAAAATATGAACAAATTTTGGGAGCGTTATCATTATTGAATAGACAACTTGGATTCAATTTCAAATTCAGAAATTATAAATATTGGAGAACAAAATGGTTATTGGGTTGGAATAATATTACCAGTAACAAAGTGACATCGCTTTTTGGTGATGTCGAACATTATTACTAACAAGGGTATTGTATAATCTAATGGTTCTGGGACATAAGGATCGTTTGGACAGCCTTTGTTTATTATGTCACGATATTTTTAATAAAAGATTGATTATCTTAACAAATCGCTGAATTTAATTCACCTACTCTTACTGAGAGCTCCATGGAATTTGGAGCACAAACTGACCTTGAGGGAGATACTCAAGGCCAAATTACTATTAATTCATCTGAACCGGTTGTAACTGGATCGGTACAGGTGAAAGAAGAATTATTATCTAAAAACCCATCGATATTTCCTCTGGAGAATGAAACTCCCGAATTTTTACAACGAGAATATCTGATTTCTGATGAGCTTTATTCTATTGGGACAAACAGAAGTGTGAAAATATGGAGAGAGTTGTTTAAAGTCTCAGGAGTACCGCATCAAGTGGGACAGTTCTTTGATTATTTTAGAGCTGATATGAGAGTAAGGATACAGATTCTCGCCCCCACTATGGCTTACGGTTATGTCACTGGATGGTTTGATCCGATTGATAATTTCAAATCTCCTGTTTATACAGGAGATACTTTGAATTCATCTGCTTGGAGGACAAACAGTGCAGTAAATGGATTTTATCTGGCAATTGCTGATAGAGAAGGTTATGAATGTGATCTACCGTGGCCTTATGCTGATCCTATGTTGCCAAATTATGAGACATTGGATCCGTGGACCCTGTATCTCAAGTGTGCACACATTAGAATGATGCAAGATGGAGCTGTTGCACCAGTGGTAACTGTGAGGGTTTATGGTAGATTTGAAAATCCACGCATGATAGGACCAAAATTTCCTGTGATTGCTCAATCCAAACCAAATGGCTATAAAATGATTGAAGAAGGAGCTAAAATTTTAGGTGCAGTTGCTCAGGGTATACAAATGAGTGGAACTTCAGGTTTGTGGGCTGGGTTGATGGCAAATGCTCAACAAATGAATGAAAACGATCTATATGTGACACAACGAGAGGTCAATCAGAATGAGGAAAACTCAAGAACAGGAGTTAAGCAATCTATGTATGGTGATTTGGCTGGTTGCAAATCATCTGCTAGTTTTAACAATTTGGGTGACCATTCAAATACTACTATTCCGAATCCGAAACTAGTAGCTGATCCAGATCCTGTGACTGATTTGTATCAGTTAGTAAGAAGATGGGCAGTTATTGAGGAGGATGAATTCGTTAATGGCAGCAGCACAACACGAATAGTTTTGCCGTTTGAAGATGGACCGTACGTGAGTCAGTCGGGTAGTGACACTATTACCGAAGCAGGATTTTTACCACACGTTGTCAATATGTATAGATACTGGAGAGGTAATATAGATTATAGGATAGTCATATTTTCAAATGCATTGATACAGGCCAGATTGACCACAAGAATCTATTGGCGTAGAGAGGACTATCAGAATCAGGATGACTTTGATATAGGATCAGTAAGATCATCAGTGAATACAATACAGGGAACAACAACAGTTGACATTTCAGTACCATTTTTGAGACCATATTACTGGGAAGGAAATACTGAGACTTTGAATGCACCATTGATTGAGTTTTCAGTAGATACGATACTACCTTTAGCCGTTGGATCAAGTCCTGTCTCATTGCCATATATAATCATGAAGCGAGCTGGAGATAATTTTCAAATGTCATCTTTTACTGGAGGTGTAGTCTTGGGGACACCAGTTTTGTTTGATCCAGAAAATAATGATGATTATTTGGTAGGAATCGAAAAGAATCCTGGTCCAAAAACAGTGGTATTAACCTTCCACAAAGGAGCCATTGGGAGTATAAAGTTAAATACTGGTTTAGGAACTATAAACGCTTCAACTAGGAGTACCATGGCAGTACAAAAAATTGGTACCTCAAGTAATCCAGATTTTGATTTGTCATTCAATGGAGTTGTGTTGGCGCTCAACGCAACAGGTCAAGATATTCCTTTCCAGGTTTACAATTTCCAGGTGGCACAAACGATTAATGTTTTAGGTGATTTAACATTTGAAGTTGGTCCAATTAGTGATACTCTTGTAGTAACGGTAACATTAGTAGAAGAAGATGAAGGTCCCATTGATGTTAATATCTCGGGTGTTTCAATGACTACTCCTTTCTGGACTTCAGTTGTTAATAGAAACCTTCCGGTGACACAAGGTAAAGTTAATGGAACGTCATTGACTAATGTTAGCATGGGAGAAGTACCTCCGACGATATTTGATTTTCGAGGATCTACAGGACAAATGAGTCTGTTGCTAAAACGTGCTCAAAATGGTGATAATACATTGAAACAGATTGGTGACACTTTTGATAATTTGAGTGAGGCATATTATAAAACTTTCAGATTTGTTGATAGATTGGCTACATTTTTTCTTTATTGGACAGGATCGCAACGTTGGAAGATAACGATACCAAATGATGTTTATTACAAAGCTATTGGAGCAGTAATACCAGTTGTCACGCAATCAATATTACCAACATTGACAGATGAACAGTATGATCATGTTGAAATTGGAGCAATGATAACAGAACAAGATGTTTGGAGATTGTTAGAGTTTGAAATGCCTTTTATTAGTAAGTTGAGTCATGCGAATTCGAGAGGAACTGGAGAGAAACCTCTGTCCCCGCTGTTGCACACTAGTACAGTATTGGGAACGAGTCCGCTGATTGAAAAAGCTTTTTGGAGTTCAGGTGATGATTTTCAGTTTCAATTTTTGGTACCTCCATCTGACAAATTGAGTAAAGTGGTTTTGCAGAACAGGGCTCCACTTGCAGTATTCGCCAGATAATAATAATTAACAAAAACAAAACAATGTGAAAACATTGGCAAAAACAATAAAAACAAAAACAAAAGATTGACAATAATTTACATGACTATGCACACATTTAGGGTGTCTCGAGTCATGTGGTTGCTTTCTTTTGGACAAAAAGAACGATGACACATGTTAGCCGAGTAACATGTGTCAAAATTCAAGAAATTAACACTAAAATGGTTTTGGTTCAAAAACAAAATCATTTTATTCCACTACGGTGAAGGTATCGTGTGATACGTGTTTAGATTATGTTTCAGTTAGAAACATCATCAACTAGGGATAATAAGAAGTGAGATTTATCTTTTCGTACTTATGTTAGAC